ATGAAACGACAGTTGTTGAATCTGGGCTACGGATTTGAAGAACAAGCTGGCCTGGTTGCAGAAACCATGTCCGCAATGCGAGGACTTGGTGGCCCGTTGGGTGCCACCAATCAAGAGATCGTGCAGCAGACCACCAAGTATGCAGAAAGTTTGCGATTGATCAGCGCAATCACTGGTGAAGATGCCAAGAAAAAGATAGAACAGGTAAGACAGCAGAATCAGATTCTTGCATTCCAACAATATTTAACCAGTAAGAGTCCAAAGCAACGTGCTCAAATTGAAGCTGCTATGGCTACCATGACTGAACTAGAAAAAAAGAATTTCAGAGACCGGGCGGTTCTTGGTACAGTTATAAACAAAGAAGGTGCAATTGCAGAAGCTACGGTCAGAGGATTGAGAAGCAAGGGCGAAGAACAATTTAGGCAGGCCGAGCTGGGATTATGGACAGCTGAATCAAATGCAAAGCTTAATGCAGAACGTGGCGAAGAGATTAAAAATAGCATATTGGCAAATAAAGATCTAGCCATTGCTGGTTATGTGCTAGGCGGGTCAATTGGTGAAGTGTCAGCAGGCATGTTAGATCTGGCTCAGCAAGCTACAGTTTATATGAAAGATGCAGTTACTGCTGCGGCTGATGCAGTAAAAGGGCAAAAAACAACAACTGATGAGTTAACTGAAAGTCTAAGAGGTGCCCAAATAGCTGCTCAAAAGCTAGCACAAGCATTGGAGAGACTCATTGATCCGTTCCTGGCGATGTATGCAGGTATAAGTGACAAAATGTTAACGGAAATTGAGTCCACATTTGAAGCAATACGTAAAGAAGCAACAGCTATAGCAAAAGGTGAAAAAGAAATACCTGGCAAAGATGCAATGACCAAAGTTGGCGAATCGGCCAAAGAAGGCGCAACAGTAGGTACAATAACTGGTGCAGTTGCAGGCGCAGTTGTAACTGGAATAGCAGCTGGAGTTGCGGGCGGTCCTTTAGGTATGCTCTTGGGTGGGCTTACTGGTGCAGCAATTGGAGGCTTAGGTGGCGGCACAGTTGGAGCACTTGGATTTGGTGGAGTCGAAGCAATTAAACAATGGTTTGACTCTCGAGAAGGCAAAGCATCAGGCGGTATTGCTAGAGGGCCCGGATCCGGATTTATTGAAAAACTACACGGAACAGAAGCTGTAGTACCACTGCCAGACGGCAAAACTATTCCAGTTAAAATGGATTTGGCAATTCCAGAATTTGGCGGACAGTCGGCAAAGCTGGATCCAGCAGCAATGCAGCCAATCAATGACATGTATGATAAAATACTGGACTCCAGTTTTATTCTCAAGGATGTGTTGCATTCTAGTGCAGACCGATTCAAACTGGCACTAGAAGCATCTGACTCACCAGGATTGGCTGCAAAATTTACAAACCTGGCAGGCATGTTTGTTGGCAGTGTGTTGGCAAAATTGCCAGACAGTAACACCGCACTGGCAACCATGACAGAACAGGAAAAACAGAATCTTAAAGATCGTGCAATGTTTGGTGCAGTTATCAACAAACAAGGCGCAATTGCAGAAGCCATGGTCGAAGGCCTAAGAAGCAAAGGCGAAGAAATTAAAAATAGTGTCATGGGCCAGAAAGACATAGCTATTGACGCAAATCAATTTGCACAGTCTATTGCTTCGCTACTTAAAGGCAATTCTGCTGCAGAAAAAATGGATGATCGCACAGCATCTTTGCTCAATGTAGCATCATCCCTGCAAGAGCAGTCAAAAAACAATACCGATACTGATTTCAACATAAACGAAGTTACAGGTCAGACTTTTAATACTGACCTGTTAAAAGTACAATGGTCTGAGTTGATAGAAGATTTAAAATCTAAAAATACTCAGACTGCAACATCGTCGTATGTGTCACCTGCATCACCGGCACCTGTTAACAGCAAAGAAATAGCAGACATGATTGGGCAGACTATTGCCCAATCAAACGAAGCACTACGCGGAGTTTTAGAACAACAAACAGATATCTTGAGATCAAACATGAACCGACTTGATGATTTGGTCAGTGCTGTTGACAGTGGAACAAATGTCAACAGACGTATGTATTACGAATCTACTTAAAAACCCAGCTGTTTGATTCAAAATAAATATAGTATGGTATTACAGAATGCAGAATAATAGGAATATAACATGACATGGCGAAAGTATTTTAAAGCCACTAATCCGTCTCTGATGAGTCCGATTGGTGGCAGCTTGCCACAAAGCAGCCCTAGCTATCGTAACTATCAGAGCACACTGCCTGAAGTTTATATTGGGCATCCAAATCGGTTGGAACGATACAATCAGTATGAGCAAATGGATGCAGATTCTGAAGTCAATGCTGCACTGGATATCTTGGCTGAATTTAGTAGCCAACCTGACTCTATCAGTGGCATGCCTTTCAAAGTAAATTACAAAGAAAAACCAACAGATACTGAAGTTGATATCATAAAAGAACAGCTACAGCAGTGGGTTACTTTGAACGAATTTAACAAAAGAATATTTAAAATTGTTCGCAACACATTAAAATACGGCGATCAAGTGTTTGTTCGAGATCCAGAGACATTCAAATTGTACTGGACCGAAATGAGCAAAGTGGTCAAAATCATTGTAAATGAAGCCAAAGGCAAAGAACCAGAACAATACATTGTCAAAGAAATTGCACCCAACCTGCAGAATCTTTCAGTTACAGCAGTAACCACCAGCGACTCCTATACCAATCATCCGCAAGTGGGTGGACCCAGCGGCAGTTATATTCAGCCCAATGCACCATTTGCAGGCGGTAGTAGATTTCAGCGTTCTGAGAACGAAACAGCAATTGATGCCCAGCATGTGTTGCATCTGAGTCTAACAGAAGGTCTTGACTTGTTTTGGCCATTTGGCAACAGTGTGTTGGAAAACATTTTCAAAGTATTCAAACAAAAAGAACTACTAGAAGACAGCATTATCATTTATCGTGTGCAACGTGCACCAGAGCGTAGAGTATTCTATGTCGACGTTGGTAATATGCCAAGTCACATGGCCATGGCTTTTGTTGAACGAGTAAAAAACGAAATACACCAGCGTAGAATTCCTACACAAACAGGCGGCGGCGCAAACATGATGGATGCTACATACAATCCACTCAGCACCAACGAAGACTTCTTTTTCCCACAAACAGCAGAAGGTCGCGGCAGCAAGGTTGAAACATTACCAGGCGGCACAAACCTAGGCGAAATTACAGACTTGCGTTTCTTTACCAACAAGTTGTTTCGTGGCCTAAGGATCCCCAGCAGTTATTTGCCCACAGGCAACGAAGACGGAACTCAAAGTGTCAGCGACGGTCGTGTTGGTACTGCACTGATACAGGAATGGCGCTTCAATAGGTACTGTATCAGATTACAAAAAATGATCTGCGGTACATTGGATAAAGAATTCAAAATGTTTATGCGATGGAGAGGTATAAACATTGACAGTCAGCTGTTTGAATTAGAACTTAACGAACCGCAAAACTTTGCTCAATATCGTCAAACAGAAGTAGATGCAGCTAGAATATCTACTTACTCCCAATTGGAACAGTATCCATACTTTAGCAAGCGTTTCTTGATGAAGAGATATCTGGGATTGGATGAGGAAGAAATGAAAGAAAACGAAACCATGTGGCTAGAGGAACAAGGCGAAACTCGATCTGCACAGGAGCAAGCAGATGTAGGGTTACGCAGTGTTGGTATTACTCCGGGGTCTATCAGCGGTGATCTAGCCAGCGCTGAAGTGATGCCCGGGGAACCTGGCGGCCCAGCTGACATGATGGGCGGCAATGTGGGCGCACCAGGTACAAATCCTGGCGTTGCACCGCCGCTGGGCGGGGTACCCATGGGACCTGGCGGAATTCCATCTGGGCCCATGGGAATATAACAAAATGGTAAATAAGCTATATGTTTATCACTGAGTTATATGATTTAAAAAACAGAGAAGGTTACCGCACAGAAAAGGATGACAATTCTGTGCAGAAACTGTCTGACACCCGCAAGAGCAGACTTACTCTTGCCCAGATCAAACGACTGCGAGTTATGAATGACTTGAGAAAGTTTGAACATCAAAAAGAGGTCGAGGATATATCAAAACAATATCGACCAGCCGCTCCTCCGGGCGGTATGCCTGGCCTTTAAGGCTTAATACTTCAAAAAACCACCATTTAACACATAATATTACAATATTATGTAAATATCTTTAAGCGAACACTTTATTCCAAGGAGCTCTTATGAACCAATATGAAAAACTCATTGAATTTATCATCAATGAGAATGAAGACAAAGCACGTGAACTATTCCACCAAATCGTGGTAGAAAAGTCACGCGAAATTTATGAAAATATCATAGACGAAACAGATTTTGACGAATCCGTTGATCAAAGCGATCAAGTTGAAGATTTGGTCAATGACGTTGAAGTAGACAATCAAGGTCTGCCAGAAGCCAACGACGATGAAGCCGATGCAGGAGCCGAAGAACTAGACAGCGACGACATGGGCATGGACGACGACATGGGCGGCGATGACATGGGCGGCGATGACATGGGCGGCGACGACATGAGCGGCAACGAAGGTGGATCGGTAGAAGATCGTGTAATGGATTTGGAAACAGCTCTAGACGATCTTAAAGCAGAATTTGATGCGTTGATGTCTGACGAAGGCGGCGATGACATGGGCATGGACGACATGGGCATGGACGACATGGGCGGCGATGACATGGGCATGGACGACATGGGCGGTGATGACATGGGCAACGATGCTATGGTTCGTGAATATGTTGAAAAAGTATCCGACGGTCACGGCGTTGAGAAAAAAGGCGCAGGCGAAGGTCATGAAATTGGTAAAGGCGGCAGCGCACCAGTTAACAAGCAAAGCATTGTAGCCAAGCCAAACAAAATGGGCGGAACAGCTAGTAACATCGTCAAAGGTGGTACAGAGTCTGCACCAGATGGACAGCGTCCAACAGGCAAAGCAGGTGGTTTCTTGAAGAACCCACAAGAGATTGATGTTGCCAAGCGCAATGTAAACAAGCCAGGTGGCAACAAAGGCGCACAAAACTATTTCAGTAAGAAAGAAACATCTTATGAAAAAGCCAAAGGCGCAGAAGGTCAAACCACTGACGGCAAGCTACCAGTAAACCCTAAGAGTTTATCTGGCGGTAAAGTTCGTTAATTGAGACTGTAATGGCAACATACCTAAAAGAAAGTATTACCTTTGATCATGCCAAGATGGAAGTCCTCTTTGAGGACAACAAGTCTGGCTCTGGTAAAGATCTTTACATGAAGGGTATATTCATTGAGGGCGGGGTAGAAAATCACAACAAGAGAGTCTACCCTGTTCAAGAGATAGGACGTGCCGTTTCTACAATCAATAAACAGATCAAAGAGGGCCACAGTGTCCTTGGGGAACTCGACCACCCCGACGATTTAAAGATTAATCTTGACCGTGTTACTCACATGATTGAACAAATGTGGATGGACGGCCCTTGTGGCCACGGCAAGCTAAAAGTTCTACCAACACCAATGGGACAAATTGTCCGCACCATGTTAGAAAGTGGTGTCAAGTTGGGTGTTTCAAGCCGCGGTAGCGGTAACGTTAACGAAGGATCTGGGCACGTCAGCGACTTCGAGATAGTCACGGTTGACATTGTAGCGCAACCTAGCGCACCGCATGCATACCCAACAGCCATTTACGAAGGGCTGATGAATATGCGACACGGGCACAGGGCGTTGGATATGGCTCGTGATGTTCAAGGCGATCAAAAAGTGCAAAAGTATTTGAAAGAGCAGGTAACTCGCTTGATCAAAGACTTAAAATTATAAGGGGAACAGCTATGTTTGATGCTATCAAACCATTGCTAGACAACGGTATCATAAACGAGGACACTCGCAATGCTATTAATGAAGCCTGGGAAACCAAGCTAAGTGAAGCTCGCGATCAAATTCGTGCAGAATTGCGCGAAGAAATGTCTAGTCGTTATGAGCACGATAAAAAGCTAATGGTCGAGGCCCTAGACAAAATGGTCACTGAAAGTCTCACTGCCGAAATTGAAGAATTCGTCGTTGAGAAAAAAGCTGTCGTGGAAGATCGTGTGCGAGTAAAAGAGCACATGATGGAAAGTGCTGGGCGATTTGACAATTTCATGGTTAATAAATTAGCCGAAGAAGTTAGAGAATTGCACAAGGATCGTCAAATTCAGAAAGAAAATTATCAGCGTCTTGAGCGTTTTATCGTTCGTGCGTTGGCAGAAGAAATCAAAGAATTTGCACAAGATAAGCAAGCTGTAGTTGAAACTAAAGTTCGTTTGGTTGCCGAAGCCAAAAAGAAATTAAACGAATTACAAACTCGCTTTATTGCCAACAGCGCACGACTAGTTAAAGAATCAGTTTCCACCAAACTAGGTGCTGAATTAACACAACTCAAAGAAGACATCCAAATTGCTCGAGAGAACATGTTTGGTCGTCGTATATTCGAAGCGTTTGCTGGTGAATTTTCGTTGACTCACCTCAATGAAAACCGCGAGCTACACAAATTAAAACAAGTAATTGATCAACAACAAGCTAAACTAATTGAGGCCACAAAAGCCAAAGTAGAAGCTAAACAACTTGCAGAGTCAAAGGACCGCGAGATTCGTGTGATCAAAGAGAGTATCGACCGCAAGGACGTGGTAAACGGCTTGTTGAATACTCTAAACAAAGAAAAGCAAGCGGTTATGCGTGAGCTGCTCGAGAATGTTCAGACTGAAAAATTAAAGTCTGCGTTCGATAAATATCTACCAGCAGTGCTGACTAATGGTTCAGCTGCAAAAGACAAACCAGTCTTAGCAGAAAGTCGTAGTGAAGTTACTGGAGATAAAGCTGCTGCAAAAGGCACAGGACATAATGTTGATACCAACGTTATTGAACTTCGCCGTCTAGCAGGGTTGAGATAATTATAGTTAAACCTTAAAGGAAAGAAAATGACAC